CTATTTTAGGAAAATGCAAAACAAAAATTCTCTTAAAGAAAAAACAACGTTCTGACAAAAATCAGTACAAGGAGTTTATCTATGTTTGGAGGAAAAAATGATGTCGACACTCATATTTGGAGGAAAAGATGATGTCGACACTCATATACGGTATGAAGGTTCCAAAAAACAAAAAATTGATAATATAAAGGTGTTGTTCTCTTTTCATAATTTAGGGGGATATTACAAACCATTATTATTCACAATTATCGTAATCGAACTTTAAGTTTACAGTACATTATGGAACTCGTAGGAAAACAGAAAACACAAAACATTGGCGAGAAAGATGAAGTGCAATGCACGAAACGACTATTCTCTCTAGACTCAGAATTAAACTACAATGAGTTAGTTAGAGTATTTGGCGACGATGCATCTGAAGGCATTGAAGTCATCAATCCATCTACACACGTTCCTTACAGTAATATTGACCAAATCAAGAAAACAGCGGGCTCATATAAAGCAGATGTAGTGGTGAGAATGAAGAAAAATCAGAAACCGTACAATATATCGATAAAATCAACAACTGGCGCACCTCCTGCAATTTTGAATCATACTCACCGTAATGCAAAAGTGTTCCAGCAAGGAGGACAATTGAATAAACATCTGCCGAATATCGATATGTTACTTGATGAATACAAAGGGAAACGAACTTCGAGAGCATTCAAAGAAGATGTCTCAATGACCAACCTGGAATGTATACAGAATCCAGAAATTCGGAATAGCATTGTAAATACATTGGCTTATTTCCTATTTCAGGGTACAGGAAGCGGCGAGTCAAAACAACAAGCAGATAGTATTCTAGTCTGGAACAAAGGCGATATGACTTTCAAAGACTGTACTAATACAGAAGAACAACAAAGTTACGCAAATAGTATTCTAGAAAATAGTGTAATGTCTTTAAGAGAAAAAGGAATGTCTAAAACTGTACATAATAATATGTTACCATGGGTATACGAAGAAGAAAATAATGGTGTACTGAAACGTAAGGGATGTTGGCACATTCGTATGGACAAAAAAATGAAAAAGTAAATATTATATAATTTTGCATTTCGAAATATTATTTGTTTTTCAGTGTAATATCCATTGTAACGATTATAATATATACAGAATCGTTGTCTATCTATTATTTATACAGTACAGTACAAATAATAATGGTAAGATCACGTTTGCACACTAAAATCGAATATCCTGAAAGTAAACGGATGGATGCAGAGGATAAACAGCATAAATCTGTTATTTATCAGTGCAACATACTTCCTGATAATATATTGTACAGGATTACTTTAGGAAAAGAACGAGACACTTTTTCTCATTTTGGTGTTTATTATTATCCAATATACTTGGTAAGTGACAAAAACAAAATACGTGGAAAAATTGGTGTCTATGAAATCGAATCTACAAAACGTTTAACTATTACAGATGATGATGGTGATGTCAATATTGACTTATTAGGTTCCCCTACACTCTTTTTACACGTAACAAAAGAATATTTACAGAAATATGGATTCCGTACAATAGACCCTAACGCTGAGACATTAGAAGAAGGTGAAATCGATGAGGGAACAATAGATGTACCCACCAAAGACAAAAAGGAAGAAAAAGATGAAGAAGAAGAGGAAGAAAAAGAAGAAGAAGAGGAAGACCAAGACAATATATTCGATTTATCTGTACCACAAAAACAAAAACCTAAATCAATTGACGATGAGACAAAAATAACTCGAGACAATATATTTTCGAAAATGGATGTACAGTTGCCTGATACATATGCAGAAGAAACAAAGACAATCGCAAAAAAAATCCGTTCACAGTACACCAAAAACAGTAGCGATTCATGGATTGTACAGGCCTTGGAAAACCCAAATTACCGTATAAAAAAGATTCCTGGTGATGGGGATTGTTTTTTTACAAGTGTAGTAGAAGCATACAAATCAATTGGACTTGAGACAACTGTACCTAAATTGCGGTCTATGTTGTCTCAAGAAGTTCATATTGCTCAAGTAGAAGAATACCGTAAAATCTATATGGATTTAATGAAAGAGAAAAACAATCTAGATATCGAATCGAAAAAACGAGAGGTTGCATTAAGTGATCTAAAACGTTCTAAATCAAATCCATCTCTTTCTCTTGAAAATGCACGGAAAATCGTGGAATTATCGAAAAGCAATCAAGAAGAAAAAGAAAGTTTGACAGAACAACAAGAAATGAATGAATTAAATATCAAAGATTTCGCATTTATGAAAACAATATTGTACGATATGAATGAAGGAGACAATGATTCCAGGACAATTTTGGACAAGTTTAAACTGTACGTACAAACATCCAATTACTGGGCAGACACGTGGGCAATTTCCACGTTGGAAAGAGTTCTAAATATGAAAGTAATTATTATGGAAGATACCACTGACAAAAATGCAATCATGCGCTGTACACAAATGAATGATGATGTCTCAAAGTACAAAGATTATGACCCAACTCATTACGTTATTTTGAATTATACTATGAATGGAAATCATTATGAACTTATTACATATCAAAGCAAGGCTATTTTTACTTTTACAGAAATACCGTACGACTTAAAGGAATTAGTAGTACGACGATGTCTCGAAAAAATGGCAGGACCATTCGCACTTATTCCTGCATTTCGTCAATTTCGCTATGACCTTGGATTATTGGAAGCCGAAGATGAAGATGAAGACGATGATGCATCTTCTGAAGAGAACAAAAAATTATATGATGAGTTACCAGTTTTACAGTTTTACGAAAGGTCGGCTTCTTCGAAGCCAGGTAAAGGGAATGGCGATGAGACCAAAGAAAAAGGCCTTAAAGAAGACCCGTATTTCGCCGATTTAAATAGATTTTTGAAAGGTATCAATCCAAAAGAGAAAAAAGAGCGAGAAGAATGGCGAAGAATGTTAGATGATTCATGGACAAAATATCAGTTTGAAGTTGATAATAAAAAGTGGGCATCGGTAGAACATTACTTGAAAGCTGTACCATTTAAAGACCGTTATCCAGCCATTTATCATAATTTTTCCATTAGCGATAGTACGTCTGATATTTCTACTGATTTGAAAAAGGCGGAAGATTCTATGAAATCAGTTAAGGGCAAAGAAGGTGTACACTACAAAGCCAAGAAAGATGTAAAAGACCTTGACCCTGATTTAGAAAAAGAATACCGTACAGATGCATTGAGATCCAAATTCACACAAAACGCCGACCTTACTACTTTATTGGCTAGTACCAAAATGTCTAAATTGCAAAAATATATTCCAAAAAATCCTTCCAAAATAGATGTAGAACTGATGAAAATTCGACAAGAAATTTTGAACGGAAAAACAAGCAAATAATTTCACCTAGATATGTAATATATTTATCAGAAAAATGATTTACATATATTTAGATGTTACAGTATATACAAATATATATTCTCAGCAGATTAAGAACAAAAATGCCAATTCATACTACCAATTTCACTTTCCCAAAGAGAGCAAATGAGCCAAAGAAGGCCCAATTTGACAACAAACAAAATAAATTAGTGCACAAAACACCAAAACCAAAACAGATAAGAGGTAAAAATATCCGTATGGTAGAAAATGCAGTACCAAAAATGACAACGAATGAAATCGCACGAGAATATTGGAAACTCGGACTGTACTTGATTGAACATAGTAAGGTAAAACTAGGAATGCAATACTTGGATGCAAGCATTCACTATAGACAGGAAAATGGGCAATCACACTATCACGAACAAGGTGTTTACAATAAGATGCTAGACAAACACTTCAATCAGAAAAGATACTAATTCTTCAGGTACAGTAAAATATGATGAAACTATTACAAAAACTCAATAAAAATCTTTTTTTTGTAATAGTTATGTTATAGGAAGTAATGCACAATATTATTCTAGGAATCGTTTTTATAATCATTATTATTGTGTGCCTTTATGATTTACAGTATGATGAAGGGTTTGAAGCACAAGAGGAAGAAGATTTGCTGACTTTTTATTCATCGTACAATGATTATAACAAACACGTGTATCCTTTAAGGGAAAAATTATCAGAAAAGGAAAATGAATTTGTAGAAAAATGGATTCATAAACTAGAAAATGAAGATTTTGAAAGGAAAGGTGTTTCTGTTTACATTATTTCATTTACAATTCATGAAGATGGTACTGTAAATAAATCTAGATTTTGCATAGGTACAACAACAAAATACTCAGAATTTGAGACAGATAGTAAAGAACTATTAAAGAATTTGAAAATTACCCATAATATTGTAAAACCTAAGAATTATAATTATTACGGTATTGCGTGGGATTTAGAAAACGAAATAATCAAATTATATTTGATAAATGACAAATATAGTAAGATAGTATGTTATGTGTACAGTGTAAAAGGAAACGAAGAAAAAGACAAACCTATTACTGTAAAAAAATATGATGTCAGTAAAAATGAGACAACAATGATAAAATATGGAAAACAAGTAAAGCAATTTAATTCGCGAACATTGCCGCAAGAATTATTAGATAAATATCCACTTGCGACTGAACTAATTGAACACGTGAAAACAACAATGGAATGGAATGTTGATACTTACAGCGAATATGATTCCAAATTAAATCTGTATTTCGATATGTTGGAGTATTTAGAAAATAATATGGAATCAGGGTCGACTTAAGGCGCTTTTCGTTTTCTGCTACGCGTACGGGGTGGACTGGTATACTGTACAAAATGTATTTTTTCATTATTCTGTGCAAAATTACTGAGAGTATCCAAAAGTACACCAAGTGGGACATTTTCTGGAATACCGTTTCTCACTTTGTTGTCTCGTTGAAGATGTTCAGGTAATCGTATAATATTAAGAATTTGTATAAATAAACGTCTTCGTTTTGAGACATAACTCTTATTAATCGTTTTCTGTAAACACAAGGGGTCCAATTGTGTTAATGTATCCGTGGTAATGTATATATTGTCAATAAGTGCATCTATTAAGTGTGATACAGTAAAACAAGTCAATTCTACGACCATTGGTAGTGTATCATTCTTCGCTAGCACATTTTCTATCTTGTCTTTCGATGACCTTATTTTACCAGCATCTTTCAAAAAGAAATCAAAACAGTGTATTTTGAGAGACAATGTCTCACGAAATCCAAATTTACTGTAAGACTTAAGACCACCTATATTTGCATAATTATGTGCTAGTTCCAATAAACCGTATGAGAACCCAGTAGTTTTTAATGTATATGTGTACAGAAATAATAAGGTTTTTGCAGTAGGCAATGATTTCACTGAATCTTCTTTTGAGACACATATCAAGTTCAATGCAGGGATACGTTCAAATTCAGGCTTTGTGCATTCTCCAATTTGTGTAACCATGAATCCCACTATATTTTGTACAGTAATTGTCTCACCATACAGTACAAAAATAATGTCATATGCTGGAACCGTTTGTATATCTTCAAACACATCGTCAATGTAACTATCACCTATAGATAATGATGGATTGTTATTGCAGAATTGAGACATACGAGCTTTCAACTCAGGCAATTCATATTGAAATTTTGCGAATCCGTACTCAAAGTATATACGGTGATGTATCAAATAATCGTATACTGAATCGGGTAATGTAATAGGATATGTAAATGTCATATTATACATTCGCTAAATAGAATGAATAATACAAATAATATGGTTCTTACTGTCTTCTAGTGTTTTTGCCACCTTTCGTTCTTCTTAATGATTTACGAAGCTTCTTGGTGCCAGTCTTTACCTTTTTAACAACCACATTTGATACCTTCTTTGTTTCTCTGTATAGAACACCAGCCGCTTTAGCGGCTTGTGCAACCGACATTTGAGGGTTCTTTTTTCTAAATCCCTGTAAAAATACAATCCAAGGGTAATACAATCCAAGGGTTTTTTGTCATGTTCAGAATAAGTGCAGATGCTTATATATTGTACAATTATATTTTTCTATTTTTCTATTTTTCTATTTTTCTATTTTTCTATTTTTCTATTTTCCTAAAGGTTGGTTGACTTTTACGAAAATTATCTGTCAATGGAAAATATAATGAGACATATTCCTCTGGAATTACAGAAACATATACTATCTTATTTGACCACATCAAAAGAAGACCCATTGTCTCAACCGTACACACATTATGGAACGCATTTCTATTATCCATTAGAACGCACATTTAATCTACATAAAAGAGGACGGTGTATATGCACAACGAGACAGGGGAACCGTTGTAAACGAATCGTATTTTATACGCAGCGTTTGGTATGTACAGTACATAAACGAGACAATTTTGTAGAAGAAATTTTAAATTCGAATTATTGCAATTGAAAACCCTCGAAGATTTTAAATCATAGATGGTCAGATTTTACACCTTCGTCAACGAATAGACTAGTATAAACAGAAAACAAGGATATACAGTAAATGTCAATATATCGTGAACTTCTATTACCAATTGCTGGTTACTTTATAGGATGTATGATATGTCGTACAGTAGGTAATAACACACTTTCTCACGAAGATTTTACATCATTTTGTAATCGTATTGTACTGTTTTCTGTAATCATGATATTGCGTTATTCCACCATTACGCTATTACGACATTATATTATTACTATATATGACTATCATCATTACTGGTTGATTTTATCACCAGTTCTTTTACATAAACAGATGCTGAAGTTTCTAGGATACAGCGTCTGATGAACGCATTGTTGCGAAATAGCTATTTTTATCTAATGCATAATTATTCGGTAAATGATATACTTTACAGTCTGAATGTATTTGGTTGTTTGAGACAACGGGGATAATTGTTCCTTTATACCACGGTGTCTCGACACCGTGTAACCCAATCGCGCTACTAGCGCGTAAAGAATATCCAGCAATATTCTTGATATCCCAGTATTTACTGTCTATAAATCTTCCAAATTCTTCTTTGTCGTATATCCAAAATCCTGTATAAGGGTTTGTCTCATTCTGTACATACATATGTGCATCTAATTTCACTTTTCGAGACATTGGAACAATAATATCTGTACAGTATTCAATGTTGTTTTCATCATATTCTACACGTAAAAACCCTAAATTGTATTTGTCTTTTATTAAACGGTCTTTATAACGGAACCAATATTGTACAGCTTTATCGGGAATTAATATATCATCTTCCAAATAAATGAATACATCATATTTGTCTCGTTGAGACAACATCAAAGGACGATATCTCCATGTTAAATACCAAGGATGTATACCTGTTAAATCGTGTGAGACAACTTCTATTGTACCATTACGATTCTCTTCTTGAAACATTGCAGTCGTTAGACCGCCCTCAATATTCGTATGTACAAAGATATCTGTCTCAAACGGATAACGATTTACCATCTCAATCATCTGATCAATATACGATAGACGATATTCTGTTTTTTTACAGTAAAAAAACACAATATGTTTACAGATTTTCATCTTTTATGCACACCATTTGTCCCCTATGTTTATATCTTTTGTAAACGAATCCATATAAAATGTCTCGATTATTGTACTGTACAACAATAATGGAGTTTGAGACAATGGATTTGCTCAGTGAAATGACAGAACAGAATGACCAGAGAACGTCATTCTTAAATAACAATTTAATCAATCAAACAAATAAACACATTCAACTACTGTACGAAAAATACGAGAATGATGATTATATGATTTCGAAAATATATCATTATGTCAGTCAACAGTTACCACAACAATTGCTTTCCATTCACGAAGCGAGACAGCGGAGTCTGGCAAAGCGCGAAAAGAACGAAAAAGAACAAGAGAAATTTATGAGTCGGTTTTTGAATCAGTCCAAATACTTCTATTATCCAACCAATGAAATGTTTTATATGTACGACGGAGAAGACTATTGTGAGAAGAGTGAAGACGATATATTGTACGATATTGTCTCATCTATCACTCAAGCAGATAATGGTGATTTACAGAATTGGAAACATAAAACCAAAGTATCAGTGTTGAAACGCATAAAAGAACACCATTTATTTACAGCAATACCAGAATCTGTAACCATCCAGAGTGTCGTTTCTGCCTTATACCCAGCTATATTCAGTAAAAAATCAGAAGCTAAATACTTTTTAACAATTTTAGGAGATAATTTACAGAAACGGAACGGAGAACTCATTCATTTTATACCGTCTTATGCTGGGCCGTTTTTGAAAGAAATTAATCGAAAATCACTTCTTATGTTAAGTCAACACTGTACAACTACATTTAAAACAAAATGTCACGAAAAGCACTACGAAGGTGCGAATTATGAATTATGTAGAAATGTCCCAATCAGTTCAAGTGTCTCAAGTGAACATTTCTGGAAAACCTTTTTAGCAGAAAATTCCCTAAATCTCTTTTGTGTAGCTTGTCATTATTCCAATCGGTATCAAGATTCCAATAAATATGTTGTACAATTTAGCAATGATTCAGATTTACATAATTATGTATTCAAAATCCCTAAACATCCACTTCCTTTGTTATTTAGCCGTTTTTGCGATGAGTTTCTATTCATTCATCAAGACAATGATTCCATTTCTACTGAATCGTGTCCATTTTGGGAATGTTCTCCTCAAGAATCGTTTTTAAGTACAGTAATGGACAATGAGACAACACACGCAGTAATTACCAATTCCGATATTCATCTTACGTGGAAACATATGTTCTACTTATGGAAGTACTTTTTACGAACACACAAGTATCCATCGAATTTGTATTCTACTTCATGTAAAAATCAAGCAATTGAGATATTTCGTGATCGTTACAATGAGACAAATGATGCTTTTGAAGGGATTGGAAGTTCTCAATTACCTGTGATTCAGAAATTTTTACGGTTTTGGGATGAGACAATGATTGAAGAGTCGAATGAGAATAATGTACTGAAAATAGATGAAGTTGCCTCCTTATTCCGTAAATGGTTGTCTCAATCATCTGATGAACAAAGACATTTCCGAAAAGAAAAGTTTTTGCTAAATGATTCTAAAATCGTAGATATTCTCAATTATTACAAAAATCAAATCGAAATCGAAGATTCCAAATATCTTTACAACTTTAGGAATATTCTTTGGGACAAAGAATCTGAAATGATGGATTGTATTGAAATCATTCGAGACAAGATACGAGCTTCCAATAATGAAGATACACACTATGTTACCATTGATGATATGTACAGTTATTACACGTCTTCGTATAGTAAAGTACTTACTGTAACCAAACCTGTGTTTGAAAAATTCGTTCGCGAAAAATACCGTGATTGTCTCGAAAATGATTATTTTGTAAAAGAGAAATTAATGTGATTGTACTGTATATCGTAATACCTAGTCGTACGAGTAAACCTGATAGTAGAAAGGTGGATGTTCAATCTAATAAATATATCGTTCTTTTAACTAAATCTTCATCCGAACTTCTAAGTAAAATATCGACTGCAATCAACACTACAAAATCAAGTTCAAAACCAAGTTTAAACCCAAAGAGTGAAAGTAAAAGTAAGAATAGTAAAGTTGTTCCTATGAACGGCGGACGGAAACGTACCAAAACAAAAAAAGAAGAGCAACAAAAAAAAAGAAATAACTTCAACACTCAACAATAACAATATAAAGAATTTGCACTAAATACATGTATAATATGTTTACTCTACTCGCTCTCACTCTTATCCCAGTTTTTGTACAGTCTCTTGTGTTGAATGGTGGTGTCACGAAACCTCTTGGTTTCTTCGACCCTCTAGGTTTTACAACTGACAAAACGGATTCACAGCTATTATGGCTTCGAGAAGCAGAACTAAAACACGGTAGATGGGCAATGATTGCAGCAACAGCGATTCCTTTGACAGAAACCATGAATGATGCACCAGCAATTCATTCTTTAGACAGTACAAATACAGCAACTCAAGCTGCATTTATGACTCTAGTAGTTGCAAGTGAATTCCAGACAATGTTGAATGGTTGGAACACACCATTCAAAAGTGCAAACGAGTTTTTTACAATAAAGTCTGAATACAATCCAGGTGATTTAAAATTGGGTGTCTCAAAGGGTTTTGCTAATAAAGATGAGACATTTATGGTAGATGCAGAGCTGAATCATGCAAGACTTGCTATGATTGGATCATTAGGAATGATTGCACAAGAATTGGTTACAGATAAACCATTGTTTTAAACCAGTAACGTTTTGAAATCTTCGCTGGTATAATACGTAAAAACAGACAAAATATGAAAAAGGTAAATAAAGATTATTTTCATATTTTTACAATACAATAGAATGATAGCAGAACTCATAGAAAACAAGTGCATACAAATTGGGAATTTCAAATTAAAGAATGGAGACACATCAAAATATTATTTCGACATGAAATCTCTTGTCTCGTTTCCAAATCTCCTAAAACGAATCGGCGATGAACTGTACAAAAAATTAGACGACTTTGATATTATATGTGGGATTCCTTATGGTGGTCTTCCAATCGCAGTGTACATATCGACCACTTATAACAAACCACTCATTTATATTCGAGACAAAGCGAAATCATATGGTACACAAAAACTCATTGAAGGGAATTATAAAAAAACGGATAAATGTCTCATCATCGATGATGTGATTACATCAGGTGGGTCAATACAAGAAGCAATAGATATTTTACAGGATAAAGTGACACTTGTACAAAGCGCAGTTATCTTTGATAGACAACAGAACCATACGTGTACAATGCCAGTGACTTCTTTGCTAAATAAAACAGATGTGGTAAAATATCGTTTACAGAATATTGTAAAAAAAAAGAATTCGACATTATGCTTTGCAGCAGACTTATCGGATTATGCAAAATTATTTAATATCATTGAAAACCTTAGCAATGAAATCGTAATATGTAAAATCCATTTTGATACAGTACCGCTACATCGAAGAGATACATTTAGAGAAAGGTTAACACAAGCGTCAATTGAACACGATTTTTTGATAATGGAAGACCGTAAATTTAACGACATTTCTCATATTGTAAAACAACAGTACAGAGAATTCCAAAATTGGGTGGATTTAGTTACAGTACATACATTAGTAACAAACGAAGTGGTAAAGTCATTATCAGGAGTGGTTTTAGTAGCGAATATGTCGAATAACAATTATGATTTTTCAGGAAAAGCTTATGAACTTGCTAAAACGAATAACGAAAGAGTCATTGGTTTTGTAACGCAAAAACGCATACCCGAAGGAGTTGAAGACCCCAGATTCATATGTATGACTCCTGGCATATCTACAGTAATAACGAGAATAGAAGACCAACAATACCGTACAAAGAATGATGTTGATACAGATATTCACATTATTGGACGTGCCATATATAACGATACACATTACAAATAATAATAAAATAAATGAATTTCCATATTTTATTATATTATTTACGACCTTCTTTTAGATCGTCTTGAATGTCTTTTTCTGGTACTAGATTTCTCAGCACCGAACTTTCCAGGTTTAGCTAAAGCCCATCCAGCTTTTACTAAATTGTTGTTTTTCTTGGCTTGTTCAACTTTCTTGCGTGAGACAATACGTCTGTTCTTGTTTTGCATTAATTGGTCTCTCAACAATTGACCTTCTGTTTTGTATGCAGTCTTGTTCCACACTTCACGTCTGGAGCCCTTTAATTTCTTGTACGTTTGTCCTTTAATATGGTATTTACCATCACTTTCTCTTTGAGGTCTGTTTGTCATTTAGTGGAATATATACTAGATAAATAAAAAATATTGTGCAAATATATAGAAATTGCAATACCATGAATATTCAATTTGACGCATTTAATTCAACCAGCAGTGTAAAAAATGCGAATGTGAGTGACCTCGCATATTCCCTAAATGAAGATGCAACTGCAACACTAGACCGCAGAATCAGCGATAAACTCATTCAAGATGTGTTTTATTTTCGTACAGATAGTGATATTACACAAAATTCAACTGAAGTGTATTACTATGTAGATATGACAAATTGGAGACAAATTATAGAAAAAACGATGAACCCTTTTAATAGTACAGTAACTAGCGGATATTTTGGCGCAAACTCCAGTGATTCACTTGGAAAAGATTTTTTGCGTCACATTGCAAATCAAGTATTTGGAAGTCATTTTGCAGTAGATTTGTTCACAAATGAAGATTCTGTTTATGCTGATATTTTTAGCAAATGCGTGCCCGTGTCTCCAGCGATATTAACCATTTTAAATAGTGTGAATATAGATTCGCCAACTTTAACTAATGTTGACCCTTCTAACAATAATTATAAATATCTTATTCATAAATCCACCTTAAATTTGTGCCGCGAATTAGTAGAACAGTTACAAGCAACAGGTACATCAAGATTTTCGACGTTAAATGAATATGAGTACAGAAATATGGAGGGGTATTACAGTATTCCATTGGTAGAAGATGATACTATCAGCTTTAAAATGACATTGACAGCTGCTGATGGACAACATAATGTAACTCAGAAAACAAATGCAATAAGTTCAAGAACATATCAAATATCATTAAAAGTAGGGAAAGTAACGGATGAAATGATATTCCATTTATTAGGAAATAGTCCGTTAGAATATACAGAATATACTAACTATGGTACAATTGCAAACCAAGTGACTGGTGGAAATATAATTAATGTAAATCATACATCTAGATGGGATGGTGTAGAAGTAGACCCAGAGTTTGTAACATACGAAGGCAAAAATTGTTTGTTCATGAAACAATATTCCTTTATGAGTTTTGACTTCGGTTTCAATGTCTCAAATATGTCATTGACAAGTATGCTGTACATTACAGACGGATTAACGAGTAGCAGTAGTCGTATTTTCAGTTTTGATATCTTAACCGTAACATATATGGAAACGGTAATTTATATTGATAACGGTAATTTTGCGACAAGTTCTGATGGATTTTTTATGGTGGAGTCTCAATCTGGCACTACAATGTATACTCTAGGTACAGCAAATAGAAATAAATGGATTCATATAGCAATCATATTTGACAATGTAAATGGTGGATACAAGTTGTATGCTGATAATATCGAATTAGTATATTTTCCAACGAATTACTTAGATGCTGCACCAACAGGAACTGAAACGTTTTCATTCACAAATGAATTTTTCGTTGGACATTCAGATGATGATGGACCGAGACACGAGGCATATAATGATTCTCAGTTTAATAAATATCATATGTACAATGTACGAGTATTTGACCGTGCGTTAATTCCAACTGAGAGGGCATTTTTGTATGATTTGGAAATAACCTAAGATAATAATTTCCAAGCAGTTGGCGTTTTCTTTGACGTTTCTTCTACAAGTTGCATTCTTTCTTCTGTTTTCAAAATCGCCAAATAAATATTTATTGCATTTATAGGCGGTTTCATTTTCATTCGTAGTATATAATTAAATATTGTATGATAAGATGCATTGCATAGTTTGAACAGTCGTTTCATCCTTTTACAAAATGTCTCATTAATACCGTACAACACTATCATTTGACCTCCATTTACAAATTTGGTTAAATCACCCAATAATAAATGAGTTTCATTTTCACACGAATTTGTCATTTCTATTTCTTTACTGTATAAGTAAAGCAATATGGTTTTACATTGATAAAATGTCTCAATATCTTCTAATAATTTTCTAGATTGTGTACGGTAAAACGACCATCTATACAATCTTACGAAAAGAGTTTGGAACATGGTACATTTAATTTTGATGTACAGTATAATCGGTTATTATATACTGTACATTATGTGTTTATCCAGTTTTCTTATAATGCAATACTATTGAAAGATGCTCCATCAATGTTATAAGACACTTGTAATCTATCATCTTTTATTTGTTCTTGTTTACTAAAAGTAAAATCAGAAGTTGTCACAAATTTAGTTGGTATACTGAAACCAGATTTTACTATTTTTCTACCATACTTAGAATTATACTGTACAAATCTGGTCAAAGCATTTTTTAGAATGCATTTGTAGTAAATATGGGCTTGGTCATCTAAATTACAATAGTAAACAATGTAGTAAATATAAACGTATGTTCGAAACGTTTCAACCAATTGGGTCGTAGGAAAGTTATCATCAATGTGTAATTTCTTTTTACAAAGTGTATGTTCATCAAGCATATCGTAAATATGTGTTAAAAATGAACTATCTCCATGTGTGGCGTTCCAAACATATTGTCTCACTGCATATTTTTTTAGTACAGATTCGTGTTCACTTAATAATCGAATGATACAAAAACTTTTTAAGAACCAATAATGTAAAAAATCAGGAAGTTTCATAGAAGTATTATATTTGATATAAAAATACAAGTTATACATATGAGACTCTTCGAAAAATTCATTTGTGTACGGATTTTTGGGAAACCTAGGTTCAATATCAAAATATTCATCGCCGTCACATAAATCATTTCTGATAAGAGTTAGAAGGTCTTTTACTGTAAAATAAAATAGTTTCCCATTTTGAAGAAGTGAAAACACATATTGCTTATCCGCTGATATTTCATTCAAATATAAATCAGTATTTGAAGCAACTGGTGCACGTTTTAATTTCCATAAATAAGCAAATCGATTTAATGCTCTATAATTTCTTTGTACAGTAATAAATTCACCGAACACATATTCTCGCAGTTTTTCATCGTAGAAACTGTTTTCTAATACATCCTTTTTGATAAAAGAATATTTCTTTAATGGATTAGAACAATCGTCAATATATTTATACAGTATAGAACGACTCACTAAGTAAACAATATAGTCTTCTTGTGACAAATAAACATTTTTATATTTCCAAGAATCGCACTTGTTACACAAACGCAACTTTAAATCGTGTTCTTTCATTATATTTATACATTTTAAAGTCTTATGACAATAATTCATAAAGTCTGTATATGTACAGTATTCTTCACATTCGGATTTGTGAATTATTTTATACAGCAAATAATAGAATATATTTTTATTCTGTGTGCTATAAACAGAACAATTACACGTGGTCAAATATGATAATTTATCAAGTGTAAACATTTGTCTCATTCTAAATTAATAGAACGAGACATTTATACTATTTATTTCCATAAACCGAAAGTCCAAGTTCGTCGTGTACTGTACAAAAATTTGGCGAACCAGAAAAACAAGAAAATATAGGCAATAATAACAAATGCCGAAGCCCCCAAGAATATTGTAAATAATAATCCATCGAATAGCAACCATGTAATGGCCATCAATGTTATGCATTGTGATGGTGGACCATTTGTAAATATGATAGGTAACATCATCAATATTGCATTTGGTATTATCAATAGATACATTAGTTTTTCTGTTGCAATGTTGAATACATACTGATTTCGATTAGGTTCGATATATTTGTCAATTAAATCAAATGTTTTGTCTACATACTTGGATTCCTGTACAAATTTAATATCGATTTCCATTTCTTTTACAGTATTCGGCATATATACAGTTTTCATTCCTAATAACCCTTGTATTGCTAAGAAGATTGAGACAATTCCACCAGGGAGTGTCTCAAACCCACCTCCCCAAGGTGGTAATGGAATACTTGTAATAAATGTTACAAGGAATAGAAAAACGACAATACTATCTTTTCCGAAATAATCAAGTAATTCGCCGATTTTATATTTTGATTTTGAGTTTTTCAGCAATCTTTCTAGTTTTTCTAAAAATCCTGTTTGCTTTGGCGTTTTTCTAGGTTTTGTTTCCATTTCTATTATCTATACTGTACATATATATAATAGAATTTGAGACATATTACGTCACTTCTTATTTGAGTAAAAACGATTTGAGTTTTTCTACCAAAGTTTTACTAATACGTTTCTTTTTTTCGCCGCCACCAATCATAATAGTATCGATTTTAGTTTGATCATTTTCCAGTAGATGAATTAATGTTTTAAGAGAACCACCACATTCCGTCATAATAGCGATAGCGGTTAAAGAACTAATACCTGGAATTTGAGACAACAGTATTTCTCCAATATTATCCGAAGTGATATTGTCTTTTTTTACCTTTTTAACTACTGTACTATATGGTTGTATTTCTTCAGTTGGTAATCGCAATTCTTCGTTAGGAGGGAAAGTGAGACATTCACCACATTCCTCTGTACGATTCGAGTCCCATCTATACATATATGGTAAAACACCTTTTTGGAATTTTCGGTCGATTTTATCAGCAATATAAACTAATAATTCTGCAGTTTCTTGTACAGAACAAGTACGAAACACAGAGAATCCTTTGAAATAGGATAGAGAAGCAATTGTAGATAAAATCACTCGTTTATGTTCGGGCTTGGCTAATTGAGAATACATACCTTCAATAATGTACACAACATTATGTCTCGGATGGTCTGCATCATTCTGTAGACGATATGATTGTTCTTCATAACGGCCATCTCTTAAACTGGCCAATAAGTCATTAAGAGACTTTCGTTCAACTATCCAAACTGGTTTACCTTCTTCTGATTCTATTAATGCATCTCCTAAATGAAGCGATTTTGTCTCGATTTCAACATTTGAATTACTATATGCTTCATTAATCAAATATGCTTTATTGTACAATGCTGCTTCACGAACGTCAAGTATCAACTTCATTATATGGCTTCGATAATGAAGTTGAGACATTATATTTATACTGTTTGTCTCGTATCTTCACGGTATAAAATATATAATGAAAACCCTAACACGACCGTATATAGTGACAAAACCGCAATTGCACCTTCTATAATGAGAGACATCAGGAAATATTGATATGTGATTTTTACAGTATCTAAGTATATACAGTAAAAAAATAAAAAATGAACCGAATTGTAAATGTATTTGCCGAGACAAAGGAAAGGTATTATCGGCTATTTGGAAAGGATGTCAAGCAAATAAGTGACCTGAGATTTCGAGATGCTTGTGTAAGGGCGATGATGATAGAAGAGAATATGTCTTATGACAGAATGGACAATGTTTATGAAGCTTTTGACAAAGAACACGATGGACGAAACACACACAACCTGTGGAGAAATAAGTTATTTGCTGTACACGAATATTATGAACATACTGCACCGCAAAAAAAAATATTTGTAAATACAATTTGTTTAGAAATGTACAAACAGGTGGCGATGGGTCCAAGTGGAGACATAATCGAGAGTGATAATGATGATTACTACTTTAATGGTTCAAATGAGTCATCATACTTTGATGAATGGAATTCGCAATCTGTACCACTATTAGCAGCAGAACAAATTGTACACCAACCAGTTCTGCCACCAGTTCTGCCATCAAATACTATCATTCATACTGTAAATGTTAAAAGGAAGAAAAAGAATTAACCGTTACGTAACCATTGATTCATACTGTTTATATCACGTGCACCATTATATGGAATTACTTGTTTTGTATTACCTTCAAATTTAAAAATAAACGGAAATCCTGCTGCTTGTTGTAATGGAGGTACAGGTGAATACGTTTTATTAAAAAGAGGAACTTGTATATCTTGTTCTTTTTCTTCGATATCACAGCATGTTTTATCTGGATGCATTTTTTGCAATTGGTCCCAATCGTTTTTCATTGCGGTACAATGTCCACACCAATCTGCGTGAATTCGTCCATATACAACGTTATTTACGGTGGTCATTTTAACATTTTCTTCCTCATCTATTGGCTTCTTCTTTGTACGTCTTCTTTTTTGTTTCATTCTCTTTTCTTTTTGCTCTTTCCGTTCTTTCTTTTCTTTTTCTTTTTGTTCTTTCTGTTCTTTCTGTTTTTTCTGTTTTTCGCGTATTTCTTTCTTTGTTTTACGTTTCCCTTTTCCGCTTTCTTTACCTGGTTTAGATATACTAACAAATCTGCCTCTGTTGTCTCTTTTAACAGTAACCACCATTATAATAAAATCTATATATTAGTCAAAGAATAATATTTGTGTACAGTATATAGAGTTTTAAAGAAATATGAAATATCCAAAACTGAAGAAGAATCTACCAATGATAGTATTCATTTGGTTTATCATTTTTACTTTTTTAGTAGGTGTTGGTGTATGTCTATCTCCAAAGATTACAAAGGAAACTATGATGAACCTTTTAGGAAGTAAGACAGAAGCATTTACAGAAAATTCTGAAGAAACAGGAACAGGAACAGAAAATCCGCAATGTCCCGATGTCTTGATAAAACAAGGTTCACAACTTATGCTTATCCATTCCAAACTCCCTAAAAGTGAATCGAATCCTATTTACTTTGAGACACTAGATGATTACACAATGTATGTAGAAGACCAAAGAAAACGCGGACTAAGATGCCCAATACTATTTTTACAGAAAGAAAACAACGCACAAGGTGAAAATGTTTACAGAATGAGAGAAAGTCCCACAGAATTAAATGGAGGTTTTCCAATAGTTCCAGTACAAACACCATCTTTAGAACCTGTCAAAGTAGCTGATGCCACCAGAAGTGGTAATTATTTCAATAAAGATATGTATCCTGGATTCGATAGTCACGGTACATATATTGGTGTATATACAACACTAGATAAAATACACGATTATACTGAAAGTGGAAAAGTAAGTGATAATCCAATGGATACCAATTGGGGAGGCGTATTACATAGTCAAGCTGCAGTAGAATCAGGTAAATATGAAGACAGAGTAGTAGGGAAACAATTGATGGTACCGAAAGTATTCCCATAAAAAACTGTATAAATATCTAGCAAATATATTATCCATATTTGTGTACAATATGGATAATACAACAGTTGTATCCCAAGACAACGAAGTTAGTACAATAGAAAGCAAAATTCGAGACTATGTTGTAACAAATAAACCATTTGTTCACATTTTAACACATTGTCCAGAACAAACGTGTTATGTACAGTATACTTTGTCTCTTATGCATACAATCGAAATGTGCAAACGCGTTGGAATCCAATTAAAAATAGAATTTGAAAAATCAGAAAAAAATGTTGCTCGTGCCAAAAATAGTATGATTTCTCGTGCAATGGAAAACCCTGAAATGACACACATCTTTATGGTTGACCAAAATGTACAATGGAACGCTTTAGATATGTTAAAACTGATTATTGGTGATGAATCAATTATAGCAGGAACAACGCCTATAGATTATTACAATTGGAGTCGTATTGTGAATGACGTAGATACTGTAAAAAATATTATCAGTAAAAAGGATACGCAACCATTATTCAAGGATGTGTCATCCGAATTCCTTTTACAGTCAAACATGCTGGAGTATAATGTGAAATTTAAAAGTAATGTACTTAGTGTAAATAGAAACCTAGTAGATGTAAAAAGTGTCTCGTCTGCATTCATGGTTATTCAGCGTAATGTCATTGAAAAAATGATTACTGCATTTCCTTCTCAAAAGTATAAAGGTAAATTTGACTCCGAACAACACTACATATATTCTTTGTTTAGTACTACAATAGAAAACGAAGAATATTTTACAGAAGATGCTGTGTTTTGTGCAAAATGGGAGAATTTGAATGGTCAATTATATATAGATGTGTCTATTCCATTAACTACTGTAGATAAAGAAGAGTATAAAGGGTCGTGTCTCGCTTCGATGATGAATTCTTAGAAATCTAAAAAAATGACAGATTTATTTCTTGCAAACCTTTTAGATTCGTCGATAAAGTATTTTTTTTGGTCTGAATTTAATTTACGGTCTTCGTTTATCTTGTCAATAACATCAGGTAACCACGTTTCTGTATGTAAATCGATACTTTCTGGGCAACGATGGTTTTCATAATACACAATTTGTTTTACTTCATAATAATTCATAAACTCAATGGAAATATTCTTAATGCCTGCATATTTGCATTTTTCCAAATTTCTACCGTAAAAAAATCGAAATGCGTTCAATAATACAGGGTGATGACGAGTTAATGACTGTATTTGCTTCTTATTTTTGATACCATTCCCAAAAGAATAGATATAGTCGTATAAACTACTCGGTACAGGATTATCCCATAAACTTTCATACGTACTACTTAGAATAACATAAATTTGAGACATATTATTATATATAGATATTATATAATAATAGAGTAAGTACTTTATGAGTTTATTTTTAGACCTAGACAACTTGGACACGTCGATTGATGAAGACACCGAAAATACCATTTTTTGCTGTGATATTATCCCCTCATCAATAGACATAAGAGATTGGTCCGCAGATTCTATATTTTCATCCAAATTGACCATCCCAACAAAGTTTGATTTTCGTGAGGCGCTATTACCTGTACGAAATCAAGGAACAATCAATACTTCAGGCGCGTGTGTAGGAGCTACTATAAAAGAGTGGCAGGAGTTTTACAATATTGGGTTCCAGGGATATATGTCACCAACATTTCTGTACAATAATCGTATAAATCAAGATGGCACGTACATGTCTGGTAGAGAGATAATGAAGATTTTAAAGAGCCACGGTAGTTGTAGAGAAATGCTTTACTCAAGTGATAATATTCAATGCATACAGGATATATCACCAGAAGTATACACTGAAGCGAATAATTTTCGCATAAAAGCATATGCACGTGTATATACTGTACATACATTGAAAGTTGCTTTATTGAAAAATGGCCCTTGTTTCATTTCATTTCCAGTATTTAATGAAAGAAAGAATTTATGGAAAGCCAAAACAGGCGAAAGACAAAAAGGTGGTACCGCAATGACGGTGGTTGGTTATAGCGAAAAAGGGTTTATTCTACGGAATAGTTGGGGTGTTAAATGGGGGAAAAATGGATACTGTACATATCCATATGAAGATTGGGGGTCGCATTTTGAAATTTGGACCACAATAGATGACACAAGTAGTAATACGGATGAAAAACCAAAATCTATAATTGGCAAATCATTGTACAGTATTAAAAAACGTTTATTGCACGATATTATAAAGAAAAATTTATTCAAAGAATTAATTCCCAAAACAAAAGCTTTTTTTACAAAAAAGAAAAAAGATGAGACTGAAGAAATAACTACTACAAATTCTGTTATTAGAACACCTACAAATACTACTATTCACTTGCAAATATAAATCCTTCTTCTAATGCTAAGAATTCTTTGAGTTCATTTTCACTTCTTACATTTGGTGATATTTTTGACCATATTTTTTCTATTTCAACCCCACGACTTTCGTCTAATAAATACTCACTTGCGCGATTATATTGTGTACCAAATATACGATGAAGATTCCATAATTCTTTCTCAAAATCTACTGTGATTAAATCATATTGTACCAGCCACGGATAAAACCATATATGCGATGTCTGCGCAACTGGGTCCTCTTCATATGATTTATACCACTGTAATACAGTTTGAAATGAATCTATTTTTGGGTACTGTATATTATCTACTGTATGATAATCTGTTCCTAAGAGTAACAATAATAGAATTAGCACATCGTTGGGAATACCGATTTGTTGAATGATTTCATCTGTACTGTATAACATCATATCGTGAGTCATCATATTTGGGTCACGCAATACTCTTTTACAGTTGTAAATAAACATATCCATATCGTCTGTCATACACGCCCACGCAATACCGCTATTAACTAAATAGGCACACAGTTGGTCGGCTTCTTCGGGTGCATTTATGTATGCAATATGGTACAAATCCATTAATGTTTTTACTTTTTCAAAATCTTTTTTGGTTATTCTTGTGGATTCTTTTTCTAATTGTACGATTTGGGTTTTCAACCGTTCTATTTCTTCTGCATCTATATCTTTTACATCTTCGTCTAAATCTTTTACTTGTTGTTTTAACTCCCACATTTTCTCGCGAGCTTCTTTCTTTTTGGCAACTCTTTGCAACAAGACTTGTCGTTTCTCTTCTGGAGGTTGTCCATCAAATACAAATAATGGTGTGATATTATAATGATTAAACATTGACATCAGAAGAAACATGTTTTCTAATAAAGCATTTTTCTTCTTAAACCTGTACAAGAATATGCTTGTATCGATTACAATGCGTTTTCCTGATAAATATTTGAAATCTATGCGCTTTATTGCGCTTTTATTACACGTATCTCTTAAATAACGATTGAAATATTTGATTCCCATTTTTTACTATGATATTGTATATACTACTTATGTTTCTTTTTTAAAATCAATTTTATGATTTTACAAATGCGGTACCGTTATTTCTAAAATATTCTTCGTATTCAATGAGAGATTCGTCTGGACTATAAAATTTATACGGTACTATATTGTTAGATGAGTCATTCTTAAATTCTTCATACTGTATATTTCCTATTTTAAAATTAGAATCTACACCTGGCATATTTATGCTTAAATCCAATTTTGGAATATTATACGGATTGGAAAATATCTGTTCTTCTTTTTCAATGTGTTTATGAAACACCATTTTTTCACCACATTTGTACAGTTTTGTAACATTTTCTGTAAATATTTTATCTATTTTAATGGTTTTAATAGAAGGATTCGAACTTTTCTTGTTGGCATTTGTGGTACAAACAATGACTATGATTTTATTTTTAATTTTACTCAGGTCAGTTCCACCAGATACGTCTGTAAGAGTAATTGCTCCATCTGTATCTCCACCAGATATGTCTCGAATTAATCTAGAACCACAACATCTCACAAGTTCGTCTGCTAATAAATCATAAATTTCTTTTTTCGCGGATTTCATACGGAACTGTATAAATACTGGGTCTGATGGATTTGGAGCAGGACTGGTGAATGCACATTCCATTATTTTATCTAATGCGTCTGCTACTGGTACAGTATTCGTTTGTAAACTAGAGAAATCACTACTAGTAGAATATCCGATTTCAGGTCTGTTAGCTCCTTCACTGTCTTCTATACTGTAAATCTCAAAATCGAAGAATCGGACACCACGAGAGATAACCTTAAATAAACCTCTCTCGTCCGAATCACTACCGAGAACGATTGTCTGATCACTGTCTAATGCACTATTTGCAGATGCCTTGATTTTATGATTGCGTATTTGATCGGTTGAATCTGTATTACCAATTCCTGAATTTTCAAATCCTTCGAGACTGAATCGTTTTAGAAAATCAGTGCGTTGTCTCAAAATATCTAAAAAGAGCCATAACCCGATGCCAAATGCGGTAATAAATATTATTTTTTGAAATAATGTCAATGATATTTTTTTACTCATAATGTACAGTAGATGTGTTTCAAAAGAATGGAAGAAAATATATATATATAAAATCCATAAATTATAAATAGAGAGTAAATATAAAGGAATCATAAATGGCAGGAGGATTATTAAATCTCATTGCGGTAGGAAATGCAAATATTATTCTTACAGGAAATCCTGATAAAACCTTTTTCAGAATCACATACTCAAAATACACTAATTTTGGTTTACAGAAATTTCGTATAGACTATAATGGTACGAGAGACCTCCGTTTAACAGAACCATCTACATTTACCTTTAAAATCCCTAGATATGCTGAATTACTGATGGATACTTATTTAGTCGTAACAATACCTGATATTTGGAGTCCTATTTATCCACCCAAGCTTCCTGATACGAATAACACAACTGGTGCAGGGATATGGTCTACATATGATTTCCGATGGATTGAAGATTTAGGTACACACATGATTAAAGAAATAGAAGTCGTTTGTGGTTCATTTACATTAGCCAAATATTCAGGAGATTATTTGGCTGCAATGGTTGACCGTGACTTTACAGAAGAAAAAAAGAACTTATTCAATGAAATGACTGGTAACACAATTGACCTAAATAATCCTGAAGGTGCATATGACCGCTTTAATACATACCCGAATGCATATTTTCAAGAACAAGATTCACCTGGTGTGGATATTTATGACGCAACAAACATGACACAAGGAGTGGAACCATCCATCCGTGGGAAACAACTGTACATACCTCTAAATACTTGGTTTACCCTAAATAGTCAATGTGCTGTACCATTGATTGCTATGCAGTACAATGAAATGGAAATTCGTGTTACTTTACGACCTATACAAGAACTATTTAAAGTGAGAGATGTTCACGATACCCCTTACTTTCCGTACATACAACCTAATTTCAATGAAGACCGTTTTCAGATGTACCGTTTCTTACAGAGTCCACGTCGATTAAATATTTTGAGACAAGACGCATATGCAAACAAATTCAATACGTGGAATGCAGATGTACACTTAATGTCTACCTATGCATTTCTGTCAAAAGAAGAAGCCAAAATATTTGCGAAAGAAGACCAAGCCTATCTGGTAAAGGATGTTTACACACACAAACACGATAATATTTACGGTTCCAAAAAACTGAAAATCGATTCAAAAGGAATGGTATCTAGTTGGATGTGGTATTTACAGCGAAATGACGTAAATATGCGTAATGAATGGAGTAATTATACAAATTGGCCTTACCGTAAACTACCTAATAATGTACAGTTAGGTCCTGTAAATGTATTGACGAATGAAGTTGCAGCGGCATCCACTGGGGGCAGTACAAATACTGGTATATTTACTAGTGGGAACTTTGCAATGGACAACCAGAAACACATTATGACAACTATGGGTATTTTACTGGATGGGAAATATAGAGAAAATACATTACCTAGAGGAGTATTCGATTATATTGAAAAATATACCAGGACGAATGGCTTTGCTAAAGAAGGATTATATTGCTACAATTTTTGTTTAGATACAAATCCTAAAATCTATCAACCTTCGGGTGCAATGAATTTAGGGAAATTTCAAAGTGTAGAGTTGGAAGTGAATACTTTTATCCCACGTGTTGATGAAGAAAATTCTTCTTTCAATATTATTTGTGATGATGATGGTACACCAATTGCTGTAAATAAATCGAATTGGAGACTATATGAGTACACATATAATTTGGTACTATTCGAAGAGAGATATAATGTGATTTCGTTTATTGGAGGCAATGCTGGACTTTTATATGCGCGATAATTAGTTTTTTTAATGTGTCATTGTATTATAACAAGGAACGATTTGATACTTTTTATAATATAGTACAGTACAATTATGATAGATAAAATCAAATCTCATTTCGAAGATGTAAAACAAGCTTTTCATACTTTATTTGAAAATGCAAAAATTCCATTTGAATTGAATGAAGAAATGTCTGATATGGAACAACATATTCGTACAATATTTCGTAATAAAAATAAGGGTCCAGGCCCTGAACCTGAACCTGAACCTGAACCTGAACCTGAAAATGAATCTGAACCCGAAAAGCAAACGAAATATGATTTTGCAGAAGGATTTGTAAATATTAAAGACGAAGATGTGAAGAAACTTGGCGAGCTTCAACAAGAAGTCGTTGAGAAAAAAGCTATACTGGCAGCTGTACAAGCAGAAGTAAAACAAATTGAGACTGAATTGGAAGGGCATAAATTGTCATTACAAGGTATTGAACTAGAAATACAATCCAGA